CGGAGGCGATGCCCATGTTGTTGGCTAAGCTACGAGCCGCGGCGTTGCACATGATCTGGCAATCGCGCATCACCTCAGGCAGGGCCACGCCCCAGAAGCTGTGCGGCACTTCTTCCCACGAGGAGATCTCGTACGGACGCTCGCCCAGCGGATCTGGATTGAGGATGCACTTCCAAACGACGTTGGCAGTCCACCACAGGTTGACCTCGTAGGATTGGTTCGGGTCAATCGTCTTGTCTTTGATGCCCCACTCGATCAGCCACTGGCCATTGACGGATCCCCAGAACTCAATGCTCTCGATCTCGTCGGCGTTGATCGGATAGCGGAACGGCTTGCCTTCCAGATCCCGGCGCTCACTGTCGCCCTGAATCCACGTGCGGTAACCCTTGCGAGCAAACCTAGCGCTCACGGTTGCCACAGCGTCATCGTCCACACCCGGGGTGCCGCGCATCATTTCAAGCGATGCAGCCGTCAACCGGTGGCGCTGGATCAGGTAGGCATCGTTGACACCAACTGAGCTAGGGGCCGGGAAGATGTCGTAAGGACTTACACGCTCAGTCTCCCGCACGAATTCAGTCGTGACGATTGGCTGGAAGTCTGGACCCCACGCCATAGCCTTGCGGCGCTTGACGTTCGGACCCTTCATGACCGCAGTCGGGAAAGTTACGAAATCATTAATGAAGTTGCGCAGCTCGTCGTTGAACTTGCCTTGGTTGAGCTGATCCTCAATCTTGTCGCCCATACGACGGGCGGAGTCCTCAGCTTCCTGACGCAGGCGCTGGATGATGTTGTCGTGAACTTCCTCCATGCGGGCGCGGAACGTCTCAGGGTGCAGCTGGCCACCTTCGGCTATGTACTCCTCTGCCTCGGTGCGGACCAGATCCACGATCGCCTTCTTCATCTCAGGAGGCATCATCGGGTTCTTGGCTGGCTTCAAATCAAAGACGCGCTCCTGCTGGGTGAGCATCACATCCTTGATCCATGCCTCGGCTGCACGGCACTTAACGTCCGTTAGCATCATGAAAATATCTGACCCGCCTGTCTTGGCAATGTCGGCAGCTCGATCGGGATCGTAGACGCCCCGGCGCTGACGCTCGCACTTGAGCAGGCGCTCAGTGATCTGGGTCTTGGCAGTCTTCGCCTCATCCCAGCACTGGCGCACGTACGCCGCCAAGTTGGTCTCGAAGCCTACGTTCTCTTCCGTAGGTCCGACCTCCTTGATGTCTACCTCAACAGGGGGTTGTAGATTTACATAGCTCATGTCCAGCCTTTAGAGGATCTCTTTGTAACTGCCCTAGCCCTTGCGGGTGTCAGGCCGCTTCTGACCTTCAAGCATGCGTACTGCAGCGCGTCTTGGATGTGCGAGTAGATGTTTTTGACAGGTCGGTCTTTATACCTAGCAGCGCCCGATGCCTTGATGCGCTCAAACTTGAATCGTCCTAAGAACCCCTTCCTCAGCGTGGTGCATCGAGGATTCAGTAGGAATGCAGGCTCGCCGTCCGCCATCTTCGTTAGGAAGAAAGCAACAGACTCGCGCCTTGGAATGAAATCGTTGGTTGGTGCGGGCTCGGTGTAGATACCCGCCTCAAGTAATTCCTGAAGGCAGGTGCGCTCATCTGTCTGCGCCCTGATGTTTCCTGCCGGGTCACCCGCCGAGTAGGTTACGAAGCCGTGGTACTTGTTCATCAGCATCGGCTTGACCATATCGTTGGCGAACTGGCGGATACCCATATCCTCTGATACCAGTTCCTCGAGGATGATAATCTTCCCGCGTCCTGTTACTTGCAGGATGACGCAAGCCGGGGTCAAACCAAAGTCCCACCCCAGTACGATCGGCAGGCCACGCTCAGCCTCCACGTTCTTGGGCAGGCAGTGAACCTTGTCGTTGTACTCTGGGTAGACCGGGCGCCCATCCTTGGTTGAGCCGTAGTTGCCCAACAGGAAGACGTTGATCCAGTCCTCGGTTTTGGATGGCACCTGCTGCAAGTAGTAGTTGTAGCCACCCGGTAGATTGAAGATGTTCTCGGCATCTGGGTTCGGGTGATACACACCCTCCTCATCGCGGAACAAGCCACCGGGTTGACGGAAGAACTGCCACTCATCGGGGCACTCTTCTTCTGCCAGCTTGTAGTACCAGTGGTCATCGTCACACGGGTTGGTGTCCAAGATGATTCCGCACCAACTTGGACCACCCTGTAGCTTCGATGGGAATCGTCCCACCCGCTGGGTAACCATGTCGAAGATCTCTTTCGGGATCTCGGAAGCCTCGTTGATCCATGCGCCTGTCAGCTCCAGCGATCGCAGCTTGCCGGTCTCTGTGGGCTTATCCAGCGCCATGAACATGACCTCCAGCTCCATCGCCGTGCCGTCCCCGATGTTGTTGATCCTCATCGTTGAGGTGATCGGGGTATCCCATTTGATGGGCGCCACGTTCGCAGGGAACCAAGTCTCCCAAGTCTTGATCGTGGTGGACTTCAGCTCAGGGTAGGTGTTCCGGATGATCAGCCAGCGAGAGCGACGTACACCATCATTCGATGGTCTCTGGCGAAGTGCCCTAGCCACAATCTCAACGCAGCAAGACGAGGACTTGCCCGAACCGACTGGACCCATGAGGCCACGTACAAATGAATCTGATTGATGGAACTCTGCAGCATGAGATCCCGGGGGTTTGTATTTGATGACTTCCACTAGAACCGCTTTCGAAACGTAATCTGGACCCGCTTGCCTTCCGGCGTGTAGCTGGCCCCGTACTCGTTACTGCCGTCTCGGTAGCGCACATCACCAGTAGATGCGGCCTCGCCACCCTTGAAGGATTCGCCTGCGCGCTCTCCACGATAGGAGTAGCCAGAAACCCCGGCGCCAATTTCTCGATCGCCCTCTAGCTCTTTGGCATAACCTAAGCGGTGCCACGTGTTCGTCTCGTTGGCTTTGCGGCCTTCTTCGTCTCTACCGCTGTACCCGCCGATGGCGCCATCCACCATTACCTTGTTGCCGCCACCTAGATTGCGGGTGACGTTAGCGCCAACGTTGTCTACGCCACGCAGATCCTTGTAGGCGTACGGGCTGATGGTCGTGTCGTCTGGGGCGTTGTCGCTTTCGATATCGGGTAAGTTCACGCTACCACCGTCCGCCATCTTCTTGACCTTCCCGTAGCTCTGCCTCATCCAATCAGGCGCGTGTCCCATTATTCGGCCTCTTCGTCTTTGCGCTTGCCCATGTCCAACTGAAAAGTAATTGGCTGGGCATCTACTTCCATCTTGACGTCGGACAAGTCGGGCAGGATTTTCCGGAGCAAGATTTCAATAGCCCGAACCTGAGTCGCCGTCATCTCAACCTCACCGTTGGCGTGGCTGGTCAGGCGATTGATCAGCTGAGCCGCTTGGATCTTCAGCCTTGTGTTCTCGTCGTGTCGGATCTTCTTAATTCTTGCGGCCATGTTCTTATCCCAATGTTTCTACCCCAGCCTTGTCAAAAGCCTTGAGGATTGTCTTGCCCAGCAGGACCAAGTCCTCCCGGCTATGAAATTCCAGCAGATCGATCTCTGCCTCAAAAAGGTGCGGAGTGCCTCGAATGTTCACCATTCCGGTCAACATCACCATCTGTGGAGCGATGGCTCGTCTAACCTCGCTCTCGTAAGTCACCTGAATACCCCGGAGGGCTTCGTATTGATTCAAGAACTTCTGTAGTTCATTTGCACCGAGCATAAATGTAATTGTTTCTTTTTTATTAACTAGGGTCTTGTATCCATCAGTAGGGCAGATAGCATCCGCATCACAAATAGACGGAGTTGATATGGCACGTATCCGCTGGACCACCGAAGAGCAGCAGCTCATCATCAATGAGGCCGCTCGTTCCATCCTTGATAAGAGGGTCTTCTCGTTGCGGGAGGCATTCAACACCTCGCAGTCCAAACTGCCCAAGCACCGGTACCGCGAGATCGCGGCCTTGTCTCAGGTGCCTTGGTTCACCGATGGTGTCCCCAAGCGGGTCAAGGAGCTGGAGGCTGAGCGCCATAACGGCTTCGAGCACAAGCTGGCCCAAGCGGTTGAGGAAGCCCGCCAGATCGAACGGGTGCGCCTAGAAGAGGAGTTCTCCCAGATGGCTGGGAAGTTCTTCGCCAAGGCTTTCTGCCACGCGCTGGACGATCCAGACCTCAAGAGGAAGCTGTTCCTCTACATGCCCAATCCCGTGAATTCCGGAATCACCGCCCCGAAATCTCGGAATGAGAAACGCATCCGGGTTGTCGTTGCCGGTCTTCTCAACGGTCAAGCCAGAACGGTTGAAGAGAAGTACGCGGATCAACTGGACCTGCGGTTCTGGTCGAAAGACCAATCTCATGAAACCCTGAAGCAGATCCTTGCCCACGCCGATGTCGCCATCGGAATGGTGAGCTTCCTCCCGCATTCAGCGGATGGCATCTTGAAGTCTGCCAAGATCCCCTATCACCCGATCTCGGGCGGGGTCACGCACATCAAGTCTGCACTGGAGAAGCTGTTGTAGGTGCCGTCAGCATTACTTCCCGGTTTAAGGCGGGGTGGCTCTACGGTCTTAATGGTAGCGGGGGATGGAATCGAACCACCGACCTGCGGATTATGAGTCCGCCGCTCTACCGCTGCGCTACCCCGCATCTATGGCGCTACTACATGTGCATACTTATGCCATGTTGATACCATATTATCACACAGTGTTTGGTATTAGCTAACCAATAAAAACAAAACCACCCCGATTGAAGCCCCCGGGGTGCGTGTCCATTTGGTCCACCCCGGGCCACCCTCGTGATACTGCATGAATTTTCAATGAGCAATGTCTGCATCAGTAACGGAGCAGGAGAGGGTCTGATGTGTCAGAAAAGTACCACGAGTTTCTGACAAACCCGATCGGGACATTCAGTACTCCTGCGTGGCGTTACTAATCAGTAATGGTGCGAACGGGAAATTCTGTGAGCGGTTACGAAAAGCGAGTGTCGCGCATGTGGGGTTACGAAAAGCAAGTCTCCCGCATGTGAGGGTGATACAGCTGGAGCCTCAACCCCCCATCAGTACCCTTCGTGGTCCCGTGCCCCCGGGTGTACCTATGTACATGCATGTGTGTACAGGCTTCTCGCACTCGTAATGCGTAGGTGAGTCAGTGTTTCCAACGGTTTCCAGCTTACCTGTGCTGAATTCGTGTCAGAAACTCAGGGAAAACGAGGTGTGAGTGCGTCTATATAACTAGAAGTTATGGTTTCTCTGGAGAACTGCGACTCCCGTGCGTATTCCCCCGTAGATCCATAAGGCTTTTTCCTAACTGACTCCCCCAGTCCGTAGCCCCTTCAGTCGGCTCTGCTCATCAACCACCGGTAACTGCCCCCTCACTAATCGTGAAGGGGGACAGTTCCCTTTTCAATATCTCATTCATTTACTAAGGAGCTTCATCATGACAAACGCAATCAGCAAGCCAATCACACAAGCTCAGCAGTACCGTATTCAGGCTCTCATGGACAAAGCAATCTACGTCGGTGAGATGCCAACCACGAGCTGGGAAGCGTCTTGCGTTATTCGCAACTGTGCAGCATCCAAGCGTGACAAGGAAGAACTCAAGTCGAAGGGTGGTCGTGTCCTAGCTCGTATGACTTCATCGGAGGTCGAGATGACAACCAAGGTGCTTTCTGCTTTGGCTCTCATTGATTCAGCTGGTGTCAAGAACCAGAAGGTACTGGAAGGTGCATCCATCCTACGTGCAATGTTCTGCGCCAAGCTTCAGTAAGTCTTATCTCTCTCTAGTAGTTCTGCATACGCGGGAAGGTTCGTTCTAGGGCTTTCCCGCTTTTAACCCGTTATCAGGAGAACAACATGCTGCCTAACCTGTGGCTAATGCTCTACATCTGCATGGTGATCGGCATGATCATCGGCATCCTCAATCTCATAGGAGTTCGACCATGAACAACTTCGTAGACAACGTACTCATCATTGGTTTTTTGGCAATGCTGGTAGGGATCATCTTCGGATGGTTCGGCTGATCAATCGGGGGTCTTCGGACTCCCTTCTTTTTTTAACTTCGGAGGGGCAGACACCCCAACATCCAATCGTTCCGTGCAAGGAGACCAACATGTACAAAGCAATCGCTCTCACCATTGCCTTAGTGTCATTCATCTACCTGCTACTGCTATGGGCTATGCCGCTACCTAAGGTGTCTTACCCATGCCCAATCAACAAGGAGTTCATGGCTATCTGCGGGAGGATCAGGTGAACAATCTAGTTCTTTTGTTGGTCACCACCCTATCCCTCGCCATCTCACTCGTCACCTTCACAGTCGTGTTCATCCTAGCTACCGCACTCAGGATCGAAGAGCCTTATGGGTTCTTCCTTGCTCTCCTGTATAGCTTAGCGCCAATGATTGTGGGTGTGTGGGAGACAGAGCTTTCCGGCTTTTTGAAACTTAACAAGGAGACAACATGAACCATGAACTGAAGGCTCAACTGGCAAGGCTACTCAACTACGTCATGCACTGCGAAGAAATGCATTTCGAGGAGGTCATTGATCATTACGGAGTCGGATCAGATCAAGCTGAGAACCACATTTACACATTGGCAAGAAACATATGGTGTGAATTGGAGATGGACATTACTAAGGAGACAACATGAATGACAACGATCGCATGGTTCTAGAGAACCGACTGCGTATCAAAGACTGGGTAATTGAGCAGCACAAGTTAGCACTCGGTCGTATTGGTGATGCAATAGCAACAGGAGATACCGAGGTTATCTACGACACGTGGATGAAGATCAGATCCTTGGCCGACCGTAAGGAGGAGGAGTGACCCAGCCTTTCCGTTGCATTACCAACGACTCATCCACAGCAAGCAGTCAGTCATCCAATCGTTCCGTGCTGTGGCGGAAACGACAAACCAAAGGAGATGTTATGAGAAATGCAATAACCAAAGATGAGTTCTTGGCACTACCTGAAGAAGATCAGTATCGCTTGTACTCCGATCTGCACCAGATCTGCTTCGAGTACTCAGATCTTGTCAAAGAGCTAACCAATCTGGCGTCCGCTCCCCGTGAAGTACACGTATTGGATACCCGGCAACAGAAGATCGATCTGCTCGGCATCCCCCTCAAGTCCTAGCTTCACCCTTCATCAACCAACAGAGTCCCACCCCTCACTATCGTGAAGGGGATGGTCCTCTTCTTCATTCTTCAAAGGAGACTCACATGATTGACACCTCCCAGTTCTATGGAACCGAGGCGTACCACAAGTTCGGTCTATTCCCTGATGTCGCAACCGATGGCGCGATTCACGTGGCCAAGGAAGGCGGCGCGTTCTGGCTGCTCGATGAGATCGTTGCCCGCCTGCGGGAGATCAAGTACCACGCCAAGGATTACTTCGTCGTGGCTACGCTCTCGGTCAGTGACAACGAGGGAGTGCTGACGCTGGACGATGGTAATGGGAATGCATTCCTCACAAAGAAGATCGAGTACACCGACTTCCCCGATCCCGTTGTCACCCTGTTCGCACAGTGGGATGGCGAGCGTTGGGTGCTTATGGTTCCCTCTGAATATTAGGAGATTGACAATGAATAAGGAACGCTTCTGCGGTACCTGCTACAGCCATCGCAATGCTGAAGGCGGCAGGATCAAACAAGGCACAACCAATCGTTGGATCTGCAAGGACTGTGCTTCCAAGGCCCATGTCAGGCAAGCACCGGTCATCGCATCCTTTGCACCCAAGGTAATCAAGTACGAGGACTGGAGGTTCAGATGAGCAATCCAATCTATCCATCTGTGTGGGATAGGCAATGGAAGTACACCAACTCCAAGGACACAGACATCCGCAAGACCTTTGCTAAGCATGGGTTCAAACCAACCAAGAAAGGAAAGAGCAATGGACGAAATGATTTGGTCAAGGCAAGAACTGATCGAGAGCAATGAGTGTGTGGCGCCAAGGGTTCCCCGCGGTTGGTCATCCACCGATCTAACCGATGATGAGTTGCAAGAATGCTATCGACTCATGCATCAAGACTACGAGGATCTCCAAGATCCATACAACCCAATCAAATAGGAGGAGTCATGGCAGATTCAGTTCAACAAGTAAGGGAGACCATCGATGAGATGCTGACCTCAGTACGTGCGGTCAAGGGTGAGTCGTACGCCGACCTGCTCCTGTTCCTGTCCACCGGCATGCACCTGACCAAGATGATTGCCTTTGCAATCAGAGGGTCTGAACAAAGATTGGTCGATGCGATTGGCCACCAGCTGGCATCAACGCTGGAGCTGGCAACAGGGATGCTGATCGACGCATACAACCTGACTGAGAAAGACGAAGA